TACAAAAGTTCTGTGATCCAAGGAGAGTTGTTGATGGACTCCTCGAAAAAAGAGTCGTGGGGGTTGCGAATGGCCGTGCTGAGTTCGGTCCTCGTGCTCTCGGTAATAGAAGTCTATTGGCGGATCCGAGACAAGCAGAAACAAAAGACTTAGTAAACAAGATCAAGAAGAGAGATTTGTTCAGACCTTTCGCACCTGCTATACTTGAAGAGCACTGTCAAGATTACTTCGACATGCCTAAACAATCAAGGTATATGTCTTACGTTTATAAATGTAAGCAACCAAAGGCGATACCTGCCTGTATACACGTTGATAACAGTGCTAGGGTACAAACAGTCCCAAAAGACTCAGAAAGCATTCTGAGACCAATACTGGAGTGCTGGTATGAACGTACAGGTTGTCCTGTATTATTAAATACATCTTTGAACATCAAGGGTAAACCTATGGTAAATACGATACACGATGCAAAGCAATTTGAGAAGAAATATGAAGTCACTGTGTTTTAGTGGTTGTAGTATTACGTGGGGTTCTGAATTAGAAAACCCAGAGGAAGATAGATACAGCCGTATTGTATCAAATCATTATGGTGTAATTGACAATAACATTTCTCTTCGGGGTGTTAGTAAAGATGATATAGTAAGAAGAACCATAAAATATATCGATAAAAATCCTGTAGACATTATCATTATGCAATTTACATATGTTAGTCGATATCAATGGATAAGTGGGAAAGGCAAATTATATGATTGGACACCTTCAATAAGAAATGCAGAAATGTTTAAGGATACACCACGTAAAGAATATTACAAACACACATACACTAATCACAATGGTATAGAAAATGCGTGGAAGAATATTTTTTTGTTTGATAGATATTGCAAAAGCAAAAACCAAAAATACGTACCACTAATAAACAATCATCATGCACATTTCTATGAACAAGATTGTAATTGGAAAAAATTATGCAAGTGTCAAGTCCCAACAGTGTTATCAATACAAAAAGACCACCCATCTGTGGAGGAACATAAAACAATCGCAGATCAAGTTGTAAGGAGAATTGATGAACTTACTGTTTAGTGGTTGTAGTATCACATATGGTGATGAACTGCAAAATAAATTCATGGAGAGGTTTAGTAAATTAGTATCTGATCATTTTGCTGCACGACACAGTAATTTAAGTGAGTGTGGTATTAGTAATGACAACATTGTAAGAAGAACTATAGATCGGATTGATAAAATTCCACCTGATCTAATCATAATGCAATTTACAGTTCATCAGCGTATTGAGTGGTGGAGTGAGGATGGTAAACCTCACGGATTCACACCACAGAGAATTAAGGATGAAACACAACGAACATATTACAGAGATGTATACACAGATACTCAGGGTGCTGAAAATTTATGGAAGAATATGTTTTTATTTGATTGTTATTGTAAAGAGAAAGGTCTTAAGTATATTCCATTAGTTGCAGATCATTTTGATTTGATTATAAAACATCCTGATAAAGTCTTTGAGAAAGGTATAGGTGATTGGAGAAGATTATGCGAGGACATACCCTACACTTTTCTCAATCAAACTTGTCTTGGCACATCTGAAGAGTTTCCAGAAAATTATGCTCAAGGGGTGAGAGGTGGGCATCCAACTGCACTGGGGCACAGATCTATTGCAGATAAAATCATCAAGTTGATAGACGCTATATAAAGTGTTATAATGATTATGACTGAACTCTAATTATGGCTAAAGGATTTAAGGTGGTTTCTAAATCACCAATTGCGAATGAGGACACTTTCGATATTGAAGCAGCGAAACAACTCATCAAAGGTAAAAGTATTGTATTTTGTTTACCTGGTCGAGGTGTATCATATATCTTCCTAAAGAATTTCGTATCACTCTGCTTTGAGTTGGTACAGAACGGAGCAAATATACAAATAGCACAAGACTATAGTTCTATGGTGAACTTTGCTAGATGCAAGGTTTTGGGTGCAAATGTTTTGAGAGGACCTGATCAATTACCTTGGGATGGTAAACTCAACTACGACTATCAACTATGGATTGATAGCGATATAGTGTTTACTAATGAAGCATTCTACAGAGTGCTTGCAATGCAGAAAGATATAGCAGGTGGTTGGTATGCTACAGAAGATGGTAGAACAACATCATGTGCACATTGGTTAGAAGAAGATGATTTCAAAGAAAATGGTGGTGTCATGAATCATGAGATGGTTGATGGTATTGTCAAGAGACGTAAACCATTCACTGTTGACTATTCTGGTTTTGGTTGGTTACTAATCAAAAAAGGTGTATTTGAAAATAAAGAGATCAAGTATCCTTGGTTTGCTCCACAGATGCAAGTCTTTGACTCAGGTGAGGTACAAGATATGTGTGGTGAAGATGTCTCTTTCTGTCTTGATGCAATCAAAGCAGGTTATGAAATATGGATAGATCCACAGTGTAGAGTTGGTCACGAGAAAACAAGAATCATATAGATACTTCCGATGATCAATATAACTGATATGGAATTGTATGACATATACATCAAAGGATCGCTAGAGTTCAAGTCAATCACAGAGGAAGAGATGGAGGATAAAGTGCAAGAATTGGCAGACGATTATTACAAGGAAGGGTTCCCACATCCAGAAGAAATAGAGGTCAGATACCTCGGTCATGAAGACGACCCTCAATAGAGGGTCTTTTTTTTGCTCTAAATAATGATAAATATACCCAGACTATAAAGATCTAGTGCCAGCACAGACTTTTTCAAAAGGATTCAAAGATATTTCTCTGTCTTTTAAAAAACATCCCGTAACGGATGATATTCTTGTGCTGAAAAATGAAGATGCTATAAAACGTTCTGTACAGAATCTAGTTCGCATACAGTTGGGAGAGGTGTTTTTCAATAACCTACTTGGAACTCGTATAAGTGGTTCTTTATTTGAACTCGCCAATTCTGATTATGTTGACCCTATTCAATCTGAGATTGAAACAACGATCAAGAACTTTGAACCTAGAGTAACTCTGACAGATGTAAAAGTTCTTACTACACCAGATGAAAACTCAATTGATGTATCTATATTTTATGATATTATTGGACTAAATGCACCCAATCAATCAGTCAATTTTATTCTCGAACCAACTAGGTTATAATGGCACTGCAACAATTTACAAACCTAAACTTTGAAGATATAAAGTCTTCTATAAAGGATTATCTGAGAGAAAACTCTAGTTTCTCGGATATGGATTTTGAGGGATCTAACTTATCGGTTATAATAAACTTATTAGCGTATAATTCATATACAACAGCGTACAATAGCAACATGATAGTCAATGAGACCTTCATTGACAGTGCAACACTAAGAGAAAACGTGGTTTCTCTAGCAAGAAATATAGGTTACGTTCCTAGGTCTAAAACAGCAGCAAAAATGCTTGTAGACTACTCTATGACAGGGATAACAACCACTTCTACAACTGTTGTGCTTCAACCTGGTGTAATAGCAAATGGATCAGTATCAAATGTAAATTACATATTCTCAATACCCGAAAAAGTTACTGGCACTGCAAGTGAAGGAGAGGCAGTGGGAACTGTAGAGATTTATCAGGGTCAGTATCTTAAATCTTCTTTCATAATCAATGATTCTCAACCCAATCAAAGATTTATCATACCCAACAACGGTGTGGATACATCAACAATAAGGGTGAAGGTAAAAGAAAATAATGCAAGCACCACTGCCACTGAGTACAAACTTGTAGATAATATAGTGGGTGTTACATCTACATCAAACATCTATCTCATACAGGAAACCACTGATGAGAAGTATGAGGTGCTATTTGGTGATGGTATTTTTGGTGCTAAGTTAGATAATGGTAATGTAATTGATATTTCATACATCAAGACAGAGGGTAAAAATGGAAATGGTGTAAGTAGGGTAAGTTTTGCAGGTGTGATAGAGAATGAGGATGGTGCAACTGAGACAAACGTTGATACTACAGTTTCTCCTCAGTATCCTTCTGAAAATGGTGATGATATAGAAGACTTGCGTAGTGTTAGATATTATGCTCCTAGATTGTACTCATCACAGCATAGAGCTGTTACAGCGAGCGACTATGAGGCAATAGTACCATCTGTGCATTCTAACATAGAGTCAATAAGTGCATTCGGTGGCGAAGAATTGACACCACCCAAGTATGGTAGAGTTTATATCGCTGCTAAACCTAAAAATGGTTCTTTCTTATCTGAGTTTACAAAAAAACAAATATTGACATCACTTAAAAGTTACTCAGTGGCAGGTATAGTGCCAGAATTGATTGATTTGAAGTTCTTGTACGTAGAACTTGACTCTTATGTTTACTATAATACAAATTTTGTCGGTGATCCTGATAATCTAAAAACAAATATTGTATCATCTTTATCCAACTTTGCAAGTGGCACTGAGTTGAATAAATTTGGTGGTAGATTCAAGTATAGTAAAGTTCTTTCACTTATTGACGGTGTAAGTGATTCCATCACTTCTAATATCACCACAATAAGAATAAGAAGAAACTTAGTAGCACAATTGAACGTGTTCAGTCAGTATGAGATATGCTTTGACAATACATTTCATAGAAATGAGTCGTCTTATAATATCAAGTCAACTGGTTTCAATATATCAGGTGTATCTGGCACAGTTTACTTTTCTGATCAATATGTGTCAGGTGATACAGGAACTTTATTCTTATTCCAAATTGATTCAGACTCATCTATCAAGATACTATCTTCATCCTTTGGATCAGTAGATTACGCTAAAGGTGAGGTAATAATAGACACAGTGAATATAACTTCTACTGTGCAGTCCGATAATATTGTAGAAATTGAAGCGATACCTCAATCAAATGATGTATTAGCAAGAAAAGAGTTGTACTTACAATTTGATGTATCAAACAGTAATTTTTACATGAGAGAAGATTCTATATCTACAGGTGCCAATACATCGGGAACAAGATATAATCCTCAGTCAAGTTACTCAAATGGTGCAAAGGTTAGAGGTGCTATGATCACAAGCACGTCAAGTGCCACAACTTTGGTTGGTTACGTGAATGGGCAACCTTACTACGGTGCATTTCACACCATGGCAAACGGAAATAAAATGACTGGTTCGGCACACACTGCAGATAGTGTGCTTATAACTAGCACACCAACAAGTGCGATAGATACTTCATCAACTCAAGTTTCATCGACATCAACCACATCATCATCAAGTTCAACATCATCCAGTAGTGGATACTAATGATCCAGACATCGCTTACAAAAGTCAAAGTACATGAGATAATTCAGAGTCAAGTACCTGAAGTTATTGATAACGAAAATCCTAGGTTTGGAGAATTCCTAAAACAATATTATCTCTCCCAAGAATATCAGGGGGGATCAATTGATATATCTGATAATCTAGTAGAATATAAAAGTTTAGATTTCTTGAATACCGAGACTCTGACTGGATTTACCTCAGTATCTCAATATGCAAATAGAAGAGATACAACAATATATGTTGACTCTACTACAGGATGGCCAAGTCAATGGGGTCTTCTCAAAATCAATAATGAGATAATCACATATACTGGTATAGGTAGCACATCATTTACTGGATGTGTTAGAGGATTTAGTGGGATAGAAAATAATAGAAAAACAAATAGTCCTGAGTACCTTACTTTTACATCAACAGGTATAGGAACACATGGTGTAGATGATAGAGTTACTAATCTTAGTAATGTATTCTTGAATGAGTTTTTGAAAAAACTCAAGAAACAAATTTTACCTGGTTTTTCAGAAAGAAATTTATTCAATAAATTAGATCAAAGTAATTTTATAAGACAATCAAAAGATTTCTACAAATCTAAAGGAACAGAAGAAGCATTCAAGATATTATTTGGTGCTTTATATGGCGAGAAGGTTGATATGATTCAACCATCAAAGTATATTATAAAACCATCTGATGCAGATTATGTTGTAAATGATGTTTTGCTATGTGAGTTAGTTTCTGGTAATCCAATCAAAATATCTGGTCAAAGTTTAGTACAAGAAACTACACCACTTCAAACAAGTGGTTCTGTCACAAATGTAGAGAGAGCAGTGATAGGTGGTAGAGATTATTATAAAGTTGCTATTTCTAAAGGCACAACAATAGGTAAATTTCAACAAGTTGGT